CTCGGGCATGGGTCGGGAAACGGTGATCGGCATCCTTCGTTAGCGATCACTCAAAACGGCGATAAGTGGCTGTTTAAGTGCTTTGGCGGGTGCGATCAGTCGGATGTGTTTGCCGCCATGAAGCAGCACCTACCCACGGGCGGATTGAACTGGAACAGGCCAGCGGTGGCGCGTGATCCGTTGTCGGGTATCCGACCGATTGTGCCGCCAAACATGAAAGAAGTAACGGCCTGGGATTATGTGGACGAGTTTGGCGAAGTCACAGCGCAAAAGGTCCGGTACGAGTTAGAGGATGGCAGCAAGACTTACCGCCAGTACCACATCATGAACGGTGAGAGGGTGCCGACGATTCGTAACTGGACGCCGATCCCATACAACTTGCCAGCGATGATCGCCAAGCCAAACGATCCTGTGTTTATTTGCGAGGGCGAGAAGGCTGCGGAGTTCCTGGCAGGGTTTTATGGCGTTGTAGCCGTGTCAGCGCACCAAGGTTCAAGCGATTGGCCTGCGGCAATCACGCCATGGTTTCATGGTCGATTGGTGGTGGTCATACCCGATAACGACATACCAGGCTGGAAATACGCCAAACGTGTCGTAAGGGCGCTTCTAGGCACTGCGCAAGCCATTAAGGTTGTGGATCTGGCGGATGATCAGTCCGCTATTGGCGATGATGCTGTGGAGTACATCGAGGGCCACACGTTTGAGCAATTCAAAGCCACGGTTGCGCTAGCAAGTGTGGTTGAGGATTTCGAAGAACTCGAACCGCCACAACGACTAACAGGGAACGAGGAGGCAGAGAGCGAACCCGAATCGGTTGCGCCGGAACCCGAACCGTTCCCGGAAGTGATCGAGGCGCAAGCGCAGCAGCGCTACAAGGTTGAGATGTGGCGTGACGCCAAGGACGAACCGGTGAAGTGGTTGGTGGATAGGATCGTGCCGCAAAAGGCTTTCATGGCGCTCTACGGACCACCAGGCACGTTCAAATCGTTCATTGCATTGCACCTAGCCGCCATGATCGCCAGCGGGTCCGTGTGGCTGGCGCACGAAGTGCATGAGCCGGGGGAGGTGCTGTACATCGCGGGTGAAGGGCATGGCGGTATCGGAACGCGGATTGCTGGTTTACGCCATGCTTATGAACTCACGGACATACCGGTTGGCGTGATCAGGTCGCAGGTCAACTTGAGGTCATCGGATCAGGACTTTGAGGACTTGATCATCGCCATTAAATCGTCCGAAATACAGCGTCCGAAATTGATCATTATTGACACGCTAGCCCGCGCCTTTGGCGGAGGCAACGAGAACGCGTCCGAGGACATGGGTTCTTTCATCTCCAACTGCGGACGCTTGCAGGAAGCCACGGGCGCGGCGCTCTTAGTTGTCCACCACTCAGGCAAAGACGCGTCGCTAGGTCTTAGAGGGCATTCCAGTTTCCTGGGTGCTGTGGATACGCAGATTGAGATTTCCCGCCATGTCGATCAAATGTCAGGAACCTTAAAGGTTACCAAGCAAAAGGATGGCAAGGACGGTGTGGAAATTCATTTCTCGATGGATACAGTGAGTTTTGATCAATCAGAAACGTCTGCCGCCAAGTTAAACCTTGGGTTTGAGGATGATTCATCCGCCACGTTAGTGGTTAAGCCATTCGATGGACAGTTACCGGATGGCATTGGCTTTAAGCCGCCACAAGGATCAAGAGCAAACGCGGGAAGGGGTAAGCATCAGTCGATGGGCAGGGAAGCGTTACGCCATATTGTGAAGGTTGAAGGGCAGTACCAGATCGTACAGGGAGAACGCCATCGAGCGGTGACGTTAGACCGTTGGCGGGATGAGGTGTACGCCAGGCTTGGAAGCGATGTAGAGGAATCAGATAAGCGAAAGCGGTGGAAGGAAATTAAGGATAAGTTGGTTGAGTTAGGGTTTGCCGCCATCAGGAATGATTTGGCGTGGATCAAACCGGTTAACGAGGAAGGCTTTTAGGCGTCCGAAATGCCGTCCGAACTTGACGATGAAATACCGAAAAATGCTTAAAAAATAGGCAAAAAACGTGGTTTAGCGTCCGGATTGCGTCCGAAAGTAAATTTCAAGGATTTTGCCGTCCGAAAGTAAACGTCCGAAATGCAGTTAAACGTCCGAAACAGTCCGAAAAAGCGTCCTAAGTTGTCCGAAAACGCCATCGAACAAAAGTCGAACGCGTCCGAAATGTGTGTGTGTCTGAAAGACACACATTCGGACGCTTCCATGTTTCGGACGGTTGGTATGGCGGTAAGCGAAAAGAGAGGAGTTTTTGGTTATGGCGAGAACGAGTAAGCGAGGAAAGGTTTATGAGGCTTTACATGGCGGGACAAAGTTTGATGGGTTGAAGGAACCCTTTGAAGAGCGTGACCCGATTGTGTTGGCGTTGAACAGTTTGGCGTTAGGTGTTGTGGCGAGGAAGAGGAAAGCGGATCAGCGTTGGGGCTTGGATCGTTTGGCGGAATTAGTGAGCGAGGAAACGCGTTTGAAGTATTGGCGGCAGATTCACCGTTGTCGTTTGGCGTATCAGAGCCGAGACGTGGAGAGTTACAGGTCAGCGGTTGGCGGGATGATGCGAGCGTATGACGCGTTAGAGAAGGAGGCGGAATCTGGTGGCGCGGAACCATTGCATGAGGATGTGTTGGAGGGTCAGCGGGAAGACGGGAGTGTGTTCGCGGTGGCGGCTAACGCGGACTCGGCTTGGGCGTATTCTCAGCAACGCGTTGAAGTGGATGTGTGGACCTTGGATGAGTTGGCGGTAATCCTGGCTGCGCCCGTGTTTACGCAGGCGATTAGACTGAAGCGAGCGATGCCTGGTACGGAAGTGATGTCAGTGATCCAGCCAGAGGATGTGGGGCCAGTGTTTACGGGTGACACGGAATCGGGTTATGTGATGAGCGACAAGGAATTGGAAGCCATGAAGCGGGTTGGCGAAGAAGGTCGAAAAGAAAAAAAGTGAACCTCCGGTTTTTTACATGTTTTTCGCTACGGGGAATTGTGGGGTATCCGTAAACGTGTTGGCGGTCAGATTACCTGGTGCGAACGATTCTCAATTGCGATCGGATCGGGATCGGCGATCGATCTCAATCCCGATTAATGCTCGATCGAGAATCGTTTCGTCGCATGGCGTAGTCGTGCGATCGCTAGCCATGGCAGCGCGTAGCAATGGCCAGGCGATAACGTCGGCGCAAAAGCCATTAAACGGGCCTACAGCGCGTTAATTTGATCGTGTGGCTACTACTTTATGCTGATAATTGATCGTTGATTGTAGGCGCGTTAAATGGCTCCAATAAAAAGTTAGCGATTGCATAGGCCCATTACGAAAAAACCGCCTAAAGGCGGTTTTCTTTGGTGGGGCGGGGGGGTTAAAGATTAAAGAAAATAGCGCAAGCAAGCGCGACGCCGAAAATAACAGCGATTGTCCAATCTATAAAAGCTTGCATGGTCTAGATCTCCACATAATGCTTGGCGGATTTGCCATGCGCGACGATCGCAATGCTTGCAGCGCTTGGCTTTAAAGCGCCGTCACAAGCGCCACAATCGATGCATTGTTTTTTGTTTTTACCTTCAGGCGATGCCGGACAAAAAACCTCGTTGATAAGCGCAGGCGCTGATCCGATCGGGATAACGCGAAATGTGCGCCAGCCCATGGCGCGCGCCACATCGCGATCCGATGCGCTATCAGCGCTTGCCATGCATAACTCACGGTGTGCTTGCGCGAAGGTTTGGCGCCATTGGTGGCTGTACCCGGTCCAATCAATTGCAAGCTCTAGCATTTCAATCCACGTTTCCGCGGGGATCATAGCCGGATCGCCATAAGCGCCAAGCCTTACTTTTCTACCCTTAAACCAAAGCGCTGCAAGCGGGATATTGTGCGAAAAATCGGGATACGATCCGCGCTTGAAAGCTTGAAAAACTGCATTAACGCTTTTGCTGTGGTCAACATAGCAAGTGCGCTTTCTTGTTTCATTCCCGCGATGTACGCAATCGCCACAAATGCTTTCGTCTTGACCGCTTTTAACTGCGCTGATCGGGTCAATATCTGATCGGATGATATAAGTTTGGATCATATTGCCAGTTTTTACATTGGCGCTTTCGAAGACTGCTATTCCGACGATTGGAGCATTATCGATTGGCGAAAATCCACGATAAAAAATAAAGCCGTTGGGTTTTTTCATGATGTTATCCGTTACGTTTGATTGTGACAATCGCGACGATAACATTAGAATGCTTTGATCGGTCCGCCGTTTATCGGTACATTCGGGCCGTTTGTCAATATTTACGGGGGAAAGCATGGCGGGACAACCACAAAAGCGGGCCGATATCGCAATCATTGAATCGATTGGTGAGGAGGATATCTTGGACCGGATTGCAAGCGGGAAAAGCGCAACGGCGATCGCTAAGGAGATCGGCGTTCGCGGGCCGCATTTGATACGTTGGTTGAAAGCGCCAGAGCGGGCCGCTCTGTACGCTCGCGCGCGCGAGGAGCGGGCCGCAGCGCTGGCGGAAGAGGCGCTGACGATCGCCGACGAGGCGAAAGACGATCCGCGCTTACGCGTCGACACGCGCAAATGGTTCGCGGCCCGATTGGATCCGCAACTATGGGCGGAGCAACGCGGGCCGCTTGTCACTATCAGCATGGACTCTCAAGCATGGTCGGCGATTAAAGACATTAACCGGCCAATTGACGCGCTGCAACATGATTGACGCTGTATTGATCGCTTTACCAATCGCGCCAATTGTCGCCCAAATGCGCTTTCGGCGACAATCTAGCCCGTTCAATCGAGAATCGCTCTTAATTGGCACGGATTCGGTCTTGAGAATGACCGGCAGATGTAAATGATTCTCATTTGAGAATCAATCGCACCCCCCCCCGCGGCGAATTGGCGGGGGCGGGATTGTCGCGGAACCCCACACGCGCCGCCCTGCGCTTTGCGCATCCGCGGCCATGTGGCGCAACGCGCAACACGCAACACGCCCCCCCTACCGCTCATCGCTCCGACGAACGGCTCCCAAAAAAAATTAAATAGCTAGCGATAAAGTGTTACGCTTGCACCAAGCAAGCAAACACACAGGAGATAGCGATGGCGATTTATGGATATGCAAGGGTTAGCACGCAAGAGCAAGTGGATAACACGTCACTGGCCGAGCAAATGCGGAAGATTCAGGGATTGGCGTTAATACGCGGCGAGGATGTGGCTAAGGTGTTTACGGATGAAGGCGTGAGCGGTTCCGTGCAACTCGCCAAGCGCGAAGCAGGCGGCGCGTTAGTGGAAACGCTTAAGCCAGGTGACGTTGTGGTGATTACGCAACTTGATCGTGCGTTCCGCGATACGGTTGATGCGTTGACCATGGCGGAGACATGGAAGGAGCAGGGTATAAAGATGATTGTGTTGGCGTTAGGCACGGACCCTGTGAACAATGGATCGAGCTGGTCTGAGTTTTTCTTTACGCTGATGGCGGCTGTAGCAAGGCTTGAGCGCCGCCGCATTGCCGAGCGCATGGCAGATGGCCGCAAGAGCAAGGCCGAGGCCGGAGGATGGATTGGCGGCCATGTGCCATTTGGCTACCGCAAGGATGGCGACGGTAAGTCCGCTAAGTTAGTGCAGGACGAGACAACGCATCCCATTTTGATGTTTATGGTGGATATGGCGGATCAGCGCAAGAGCTATCGCAAGATCGCTGATATGGTGAAAGATCGGTTTGGCATGGCGGTAACGCATACCTTGGTGCATCGTGCGGTGGTGAATTATGGTGGACACTAATAACGAGATTTACCGCAAGTACCGTGAACTGGTCTTGCGGTATCGGAAGAACGCGCCGTTGTTTGTGCGTGAGGTTGTTGGCGTTGAACCAGACCCTTGGCAAGATGAGTTTTTGCAGGCTGTAAGCAATGGCGAGCGGAAGATCTCGGTAAGGTCCGGCCACGGTGTGGGTAAGTCCACGGCGGCGTCTTGGTCGATGATTTGGTTTATCTTGACTCGCGGGCCTGCCAAGGTGGTGGTAACCGCGCCGACCAGCTCGCAGTTGTATGACGCTCTGTTTGCCGAGATCAAGCGATGGGTGAAGGAATTGCCTAATGCTTGGGGTGATCGGTTGGAGGTAAAGACCGATCGTATTGAGATGCGTGCCGCGCCCCAGGAGTCGTTTATTTCAGCTAGAACATCCCGCGCCGAGCAACCCGAAGCCTTGCAGGGCGTTCATGCTGATTATGTGATGCTGGTGGCGGATGAGGCATCGGGTATTCCTGAGAGCGTCTTCGAGGCCGCTGCCGGTTCCATGTCCGGGCATAACGCTGTGACGATTTTGCTTGGGAACCCTACGAAGTCTTCTGGGTTTTTCTTTGACACGCACCACCGGTTGAAGGATGAATGGTGGACACGCCGCGTGTCATGCCATGACTCG